CCAGGAGAACATGCATGTTCCTACTTGTTATCCAGGGTTGGTTCACGTCAGGGCTGAGCAGCACCCGGCACCAGCGGAGAAGCTGGCCGACGTTGAGCTTGAGGATGTCAAACTTTCATGGCAACTCAGCACAGTTCCCGCTGAACGGAGGTCAAAGAAATGGACCACTATGGTTCTTGATGACCTCGAGCGGTTGAGACGACTGTGTGAGGAAGAGAATAAGTTTGCATTTGCGCTCACAGGCATAGGTATCTCAGGTGCTCGGCCGATGGTTAGTGCGATGACGGCGTATACATGCGCTAAGGCTCTGGCGTGTCGGGTGTACCGTTTGCCCAAGCAGAAAGAGTGGGGCCGGGGGCCCTTTCCTGGAGTATGGAAGTTTGCGGAACGATTTATCGACCTCCTTCTTCCTGACTTCAGATGTAAGCCAATGTCGGCTGAGGAGTGGTTGGGAACAATGCCTGCCAGGCGTCGGAGGGCGCTTGAGAAGGCATGGATGGATTACCAACGCTCCGGTTGGAGTGAAAGGTGTGGAAAGTTTTCAAGCTTTGTCAAGACCGAATTTCTACCTGGGTTTGCAAAAGACCGCGTAGAGTTGGTTAGGCTTAGCAAGATGGTCGACAGGTTGATTCAGGGTCCAGCGGACGAAACACATGTCATCGCGGGGCCCTATCTCAAACCCTTGGTTAAGTTGTTGAAGGAGCGGTGGCCATCTGATGGCTTTATATTCTACGGCTCTGCAGGGCCAGAGGCTTTACACGCCTTTTTGCAGAGTAGTCTCGTAGATGGTGAACACCGCTACTTTTGGTGCGATTTTTCCATGTTTGACAACACACACTCCGACGATTCCTGGGATTTCGTGGAGAACATATACCGGAGATCAGGAATAACCGACAGTGACTTTTGGCGGGTGATGGGGGCATGGCGACGGCCTGGTGGGAAGATTGGGCCATGTCGCTATAAAGCGCGCGTAATGAATGCATCAGGACGTGATGATACCGCGCTGGCCAATGCCATTCTGAATGGGTTCGCCACGTATTTGTCCGCGTGTGCAGCCCTTTTGGGCAAGCCGCTGTTCTCGCTCAGTGTGGATGATGTCATTGCTTGCCGCTCAAGGATTCGCCTGAGCGTGTGTGGTGATGACTCCATCGGAGCACTTCCCCCGATGTCCGAAGCCTGTGCTGCGAGGTTTGCGAAAGCCATGAGCGATAATATCGCCATGTTTGGTTTTGAGGCGAAACTCGAGCACTCGGAGGATCTTAGCCGCGCCGTTTATTTGGGCATGCGCCCATACCCAGTGAATGGCAAGTGGTTTTGGGGGAAAACAATTGGGCGTGCAGTGTATAAGTTGGGCTGGACCATGTTGGAGTCCGGGAGGGACCTGATGGCCCATATTACAGGTGTGGCGGACATGCACATGCAGTGCTCCCGCCATGTTCCGATCTTGGCCGATTTGGCCCAGAAAATTGCTGAGTTGCGTAGTGGAGCAAAGCGCAC